ATGAATCGTAATGAAGAAACGCACAAAATTTATGGTTATGTTACTGAGGATGAATTTTATGCCGGTTTGAATGAAGCCAAAAAGGAAAATCTTTTTGTAGATGAAAAAGGCTGGGTAGATATCGGCGCTTTGCTTTCGGCCATGTGGAAAGTATTCGGAGAAGGCCGAATGGTAGTAGTGCCGAAGGAAGGATTTAAGCGGCCGGAAGTAAAACTGGAAATTATAAAAGGTGAAACCATCGAAACTACGGTACTAGAAGAAGCGCATGAAATTACTAAAGAAGAAATTGAAAGTATTACAACTTCAGAAGTGCCAAAAAAACGGCCGTCAAGATCCAAGAAGGCGAAAGAAGAAACCGCCGAAACGGTAACGGAATAAAAGGTTTAAAATGAAAACAATTTATAAGTATCCTGTCGATGTAAATGATACCGTATCAGTATCTATGCCTATAGGCTCGGAAATTCTTTGCGTACAAATGCAAAATGATATTCCTTGTATTTGGGCATTAGTAGACAATGAAAAAGATGATGTATTACGAGAATTTACGTGGTACGGTACAGGCCATTCAGTAAAAGAAAATCCGGGTAAATATATCGGTACTATTCAAATGATGAATGGTAGATTAGTTTTTCATCTATTTGAAGATTAAATGATAGATTTCGTCCAGCTCTGTAGGGATTACGGAATTGATTATCGCATCGATGTACAAGGCTGGACGAATATTTTTTGCCCCTACCATTCCAACGGGGATCGCGGTTATAAGGGCGGATTAAATAACGAAGGTGGCTATTATACCTGTTGGACATGTGGCGGTTCAGATATAAAAAAAGTATTATCAGATATTTTAGAATTATCGTATAAAGAAGTAGAATCGATACTGGAACAATATTCAACCGATATTTCCATTAGGCGTAAATTAAATGTAAAAAAGAAAACTGTAAATAAAATAGATATTCCTATGGAAGGTTTATTAGATATGCGTTGTCATAATTATTTATTGAAAAGGAATTTTGATCCTGATTATTTACAATCTAAATATAAATTATGTGGTGCGACTTTAACGGGGGAATGGGCCGGAAGGCTAATAATCCCAATTATTTGTAACAATAAAACAGTAAGTTTTCAAGGTAGAAGTATATTAAGTAAAAGACGCTGTAAAGAATTAAATATCTTACGGTATAAAACATTAAGTAAAGATAGATCAATAATCGACCCTAAAACTATTTTGTACGGGCTAGATACTTGTAAAGGAAAATCTATAATAATAGTAGAAGGCGCGCCGGATAAATGGCGATTTGGCGATAATTGCGCCGCGACGTTGGGAACTTCGGTAACGAATGAACAAAAGAATTTAATGTTAAAATATGATAGAATAATTATCATATTTGATCCTGAAAAAGAAGCGCAGGAAAGGGCTATAAAATTAGGAAATGAATTAAATTTAATAGATAGTAAAAAACAAGTAATAGTGGTAAATACTGAGGCAGATCATGATATCGGCGATTCAACGGAAAAAGAAATTATTAGATTAAAAAGGAAATTAGGAATTAATGGATAAGGGAAAAAACTTTTCATGTAATAATGTAGGGCAACGTAAAAAATCTGATTTTTACGAAACCCCATATTGTTTAACTATTGAATTATTAAAGATAGTTAAATTAAAAGAGCCGATACTAGAACCGGCTTGTGGGAATAAAGCTATAGTTAAAATACTATTAAAAAAATATAATGATATTGATTTTTATGATATTAAAGATAATATAACTAATAAAGAGGATATAGTAATATGCCCACTTAAACATAAAATAGGAAAGGAATGCGGAAAATTTGATGATTGTAAAGTATGCCCGTTAATAAGTAATTTCCTAATGGAAGTAAATGAATATAAAACTATTATTACAAATCCACCATATTCTTTAGCGTTTGAATTTATCCAGAAAGCTAAATTATTATGCGGTGATTTATATTTACTATTGCCATTAGCGTATTTACATGGAAAACAAAGATTAGACTATATTTATTCTGATAAATCTTTCCAATTAAATTGTATTTACGTATTTGATAGATATCCCATGCTAGGGGAAAAGTTAAGAAAAGATGGAAAAATACATACCGGTATGATGGTTTATGCGTGGTATCATTTTTCTAAAAAACCAGAATATAAAGAACCATTAATAAGATTTATAGATATTCAAAAATATATTTTAAGTAGAAAAGATGAATAAATTAAAGCCGTATTACTTTCAACGCGATGCTGTGCGGTTTATAGAATCCTCACGTCCGCCTATACAATCAGGTTATGGCATTATTGCTGACGATTGCGGGTTGGGGAAAACTATCGACGCGGCTTTAATTTCTTATTTACATTTAGACGAAGGTTCATTTTTAATAGTGTGTACGGCGTCAATGAAATTAAAATGGGCTAGAGAAATAAAAAAATGGACTGGTAAAGATTCATATATTATTTATGGAACTAAAGAGCGTAATTTACCTAAATCGAAATACTATATTATCAATTATCATATTCTAGGAAGAGAAAATAAATTAGATAGAAAAAAAGAAAATAGACGAAGAGAAAACTTTAAATCAAATGAAGAAAAAAGACAACGTTTGTGCAAAGTAAATAGAGAACAATTTAAAAAGAAACGATATAGAAAAGGTAAAATTAGATTAGAAGGATGGATTACCGAATTAGCTAAAAAGAATATAATAGGAATATTCCCTGACGAATGCCACCGCCTTGCGAACGATGAAACGTGCGCATGGACTAAATGCTTTATAAAATTAGTAAATGATTTAAAGCCTAGAGTATTGGTTCCATTATCAGGAACATTAACTAGGAAAAGAACCAAAAACCTTTTCCCCATTTTAAATATGGTAGCGCCTAAAGTATTTCCTAGTAAATACCGTTTTTATTGGCGTTACTGTGATCCGACTAGAGGATACGCTGGATGGGAATATAATGGATCTTCAAACGAAGATGAACTAAATAAAAAATTAAAAAAAGTAATGATACGTCGTTTAAAATCAGATGTATTAAAAGAATTACCGCCTAGAACATTTTCGGTTATTCCTATGGAATTAACAAAACTAGAAGCTAAAAATTATTCATCATTGGATAAAGAATATAAACTATTATTGAATAAACAAACGTTACAGGCTAAAAATACTTATTCAGAATTAAAACTATTAGCGTACTTGGCAAAAAGAAATAGTTGTTTTAATTGGATAGATGAATATTTAGAAGATCATGATAAATTAATAATAGCGGCGTGGCATAAAAAAGTAATTACTGATTTATACGATAAATATAAACACATAGGATTGAAAATAGATGGAAGTGTCCCTAGTAAAAAAAGACAAGAAATAGAAGATAAGTTTCAAACCGATGATAAAATAAAAGTAATTATATTACAAATAGACGCAGGCGGGGAAGGAATAACATTAACGGCTAGTAACGCGATAGCAATAATTGAAATGCCAGATACTCCAGGTCAATTAATTCAGGTATGCGATCGAGGGCATAGAATAGGATTGAAATCAGATACGTTTACTATTTATTTTCCTTTCGCTAACGGAACTATAGAAAATAAAATAGCCGATGAAATAGAAAATAGTTATAAATCAATAGAAGCTATTTTAGATGGTAAAAAAAGCGATGGGCTATTTAAATACTCGTTTAAGAATCTATAATAATAGTAAGGAGAATATAATATGTTAGAAAGCATTATAGATAATACTTTAACTTTTGAAACATCTTTAAAAATATTAAATATAGAAGACTATAAAGATGCAATATTAAATAGTAACTCGCATGGAGAATTATTTCACATAACTGATTATATAATTTTAGCTTCTGTTCTAAAAGATAAATGCCCATGGTTTAAAGAATGGTTTCTAAAAATACTAGAGTATAGTAAATTACAAGATAGGCCGGAATCAGTTTTTCAGCATATATTAGAATTATTTCAAAATAGTATTACAAATGAATAATAATAGTAAGGGGAATACAATATGGCTAAAAAGAAATTAGATAGTGATACGCAAAATATAATAAATGAATTAGGGACTAGAATAAATATCATTCTAAACGCTTTAGATTATATGGAAAAAGATGAAAAATATTTTCAATTAGCAGGTAGAATATTTGCTAAATCATTAGAAAATAATATTGATTTTATTTTAGGTGAAAGATGGGAGCCGAAAGAAATATTAAAAGGGTTAGAATTTCAACTTGATATTGATAGATTTAATAAAGAGAATCAAATATGAAAGATAGCGGATTTTATGGTATAGGAATAGAACATGGGAAAACAGAATATAATTACTGGACATTATTTAGAACGGCGCAAATATTAGATTCTGATTTTTTATTTATAATTGGG